ATCGGCCTCGATTCGGAAGGGCCGGAACCGCTGGAAGGCACACTTGCGGGCAACCGCATCGCGCTCGTCATGGGCTCGGAGGGCAAGGGCCTGCGCCAGAAGACGCGCGCCACCTGCAAGGCCCTCGCCCGCCTCGACATGCCCGGTGCGATCAAGTCTCTGAACGTGTCGAACGCGGCCGCCATCGCCCTCTACGCCACGCGGCGCCATCTCCTCGGCTGATCCGGCGACCACACAAACGCAAAGGCCCGCCGGCTTTCCACCGGCGGGCCTTTGCGTTGGAGGGAACGGTTCCTAGCTGGCGAGCTTCAGGCTGGCGCGGTCGGAAATGACTCGCTCGGCCTCGGAAATGGCCTCGATCTTCGAATCGGCGCTGAGGTTCAGGCCCTCGGCGCGGACGATCTCGATATCCGTGATGCCGAGGAAACCCAGCACGGAGCGCAGGTAGCTTTCCTGGTGATCCATCACGGCGGCGGGGCCGGCACTGTAGTGGCCGCCGCGGGTGGAGACGATGATCACCTTCTTGCCCTTGGCAAGGCCTTCCGGGCCTTCGGCGGTATAGCGGAACGTCTTGCCGGCGACGGCGATGCGGTCGATCCAGGCCTTGAGTTGGCTCGGCAGGGAGAAATTGTACATCGGCACGCCGAGGACGACCGTATCGGCGGCGAGGAACTCGTCGAGCACAGTTCTGCTTTCCTCGACCTCGGCGGCGACCTTGGCGTCGACGTCTTCCGGCTTGGCGTTGGCGGCCATCAGGTGGGCGCCGGAAAGATGCGGCAGCGGGTTGGCGACGAGATCGCGATATGTGACGGCGGCGCCCTCGTGCTCGGCCTTGATCTGGGCGGCGACGGCCGCGGTCAGTCGGCGGGAAACGGAATGATCTCCGAGAATGCCGGAGTCGATATGGAGAACGTTCATGGGTCAGCACCTTTGCTTCGTTTGGTGCAAACCATATGTTACGAAAACAATCGCATGATTAGACGGCAAAAATCCAATTGACCGTTTCCCATGAGAAACAATAAATCGGGGAAACGACGGAGACGACCATGCAGGACCTGAACGATCTGGCGCTTTACGCCGCGGTGGTGCGGCACAAGGGTTTCACCGCGGCGGCCAGGGCGCTTTCGGTGCCGAAATCGAAGATCAGCAAGCGCATCGCCGCGCTGGAGGAACAGCTCGGCGTGCGGCTGATCGAGCGTTCCACCCGAAAACTCGCCGTCACGGATATCGGCCAGTCCTTCTACGAGCGCTGCGAGGCGGTGCTTTCGGGCGTGGAGGCGGCGGAGGCCGTCGTCGCCGTCGCCAAGGCCGAGCCGGCGGGCACGGTGCGCCTCTCGATGCCGCCCGGCTTCGCGCCCATGATGGCCGATATCCTGCCCGGCTTTATGAAGCGCTATCCGCTGGTGCGCCTGTCGATCCTGACGACGGGCCGGCCGGTCGATCTCATCGAGGAGCGGATCGACGTTGCGCTGCGCGTGCGCGACAGCTACGACACCGACCAGTCGCTCATCGTGCGCCGCTTCGGGGGAACGCGGCGCTATCTCGCCGCAAGCCCGCGCTTCCTGGAGCGACACGGCCCGATCGATTTCGACACCATCGGCAGCGTGCCGACCCTTTCCATGCAGGAGAACGCGCCACGCGCCATCTGGACGCTCTACAACGAGGCCGGCGCGGTGCGCGACGTCTCCCATTCACCGGTCCTGTCCTGCTCCGATTTCACGGTGCTGGAGCGCGCGGCCATCGAGGGCATCGGGCTCGGCCTGCTGCCGGACATGATCGTCGAGCGCGGCTTCCGCAACGGCGTGCTGACGCCGGTGCTCGCCGACTGGTCGAGCGTGGAATCGGCCGTGCATGCCGTCTTCACCTCCCGCCACGGCATGCTGCCGGCCGTGCGCGCCCTCATCGACCATCTTGCGGAGAACCTGCCCCGCTCGATGCAGCGCTGCCAGGAGATCGTGCCCAAGGCCGCCTCCGACAGCATCTGGTCCATCTGACCGGGCCCGTTTTCGCTTTACAGCGGCGGAGAATGTGCTAACTCCCTCGTGAGAGTGCCCTTATAGCTCAGTTGGTAGAGCACCTGATTTGTAATCAGGGGGTCTCGGGTTCGAATCCTGATGGGGGCACCAATTCTTTCGACTTTACAGTCACTTCCCAAGCGCGTGAGATATTTCTGAGACCACTATGAGACCGTGAGACATTGCGGATGTCTCATGCGGTCTCACGCCTTGACTCGTGCCGTTGACGGAACATAATAAGAACATTCCGGCGATCGGCCGCCATAACCCGAATCAAAAATAGCCAGCCTACTGTGCCACCACAGGAGATCGATGACGTGCGCCCGCTCGACAAAGAAGAAATGCCGACCGATGAGGCCGAAAACATTCTAGCCCTGCACCAGGGCGACGCCCTCGAGGCGTTGCGAACGGTCATCGCCGAACGCGACGCGATCGAGGAGCGCCTGCGGATTGCCAATCTCGTCATGGGTCGCGGCTACACACGCGGCTGGCGGCCCTGACCTTGTTTCGTCATGGCCCGCCCTCGCCTGCCAGATCTCACGCCGGGTACGATGCTCGAGCCATCGATGCTGTCGGGGACCCATGTCTATGTGAACTCCCGGCAGCATTCGGTCACACTTGGCGACGTGCCAGACTGGTATGGCATCGGCGCGCGCTGCGCGAAATGCAAGCACGCCGCGCTGCTCGATCGGTGGGAACTGGCCTATCGCTACGGGAAGCGGCGCTTCGTCATCACCCTTGAGCCACTGCTACGGTGCACACGCTGCGGGAACAGGGAGGCGAATGACTTCGTCCTGGCGAAGCTCAAGCGGTAGAAGATCAGACGGGACGACCGAAACGCTGGACAACGACCATCATGAGGAAGTCAGACAGCCACATGGCGCTTACGCCAATGAGGAAGCCAACGGCGCCGAAGGTAGCAAGGGGATCATCTGGCAGCGGCACGGACGTCGAGCGGAGCACATGCACGCCCCAGGCAGTAAGATAGCCGGCCGCCAGGGCGCCACAGATGGGCGACACGATGCGCTCGCGCATGGAGTGCCGCGAAGACGACAAGGCGCGCAGCAGGCCGCCGGCGCCGCCGGCGGAGAGCACCAGCGGATTGAGCCCCAGTGCCTCGAGAAGATCTCGCATCATGCGTCCTTTCGCGCGCTCGTGGCGCGGATGACGGTATTCCCGCCCATATAGAGCCCGATGTAAATGGTATAGATGGCGGTAAATGTTCCGAGATCCATTCCCATTTCGATGCCTGCCCGGGCGCCGAGCGCCTCCATCACGGCATTGATCAGGGGGCGCACCACGACAAGCCATGCGAGAAGGCCGTGCAGAAGCCACATGCCCGCCGGCCGCCAAAGCCAACCAAACGGCGTCTCCTTCTTCATCTCCTCGAGCATGAGCCGGTTCGCCTCACGCTGCTGCGCCGTCCAGGCTGCGATGATCTCCGGCGACTGCTCCTCGACGGCCTTGATCGCCTCCTCCTGCTTCGTCGCCGGCAGGCGCTCCAGCTCGTCGACCGACACCCCGGCCTTGCCCGCGATCGCGTCGATGATGACCCCGCCCAGCTCGCCGGCCGCCCCGCCGATCCTGTCCTCGAGGATGCTCTTGACGATCGGCGCACCAACCTTGGCAGCCGCGCCGATCAGGATCGTGGTCAGCGCGCTCATGCTGCAGCTCCCGCATAGGCTTCCGCTCGCGCATCGTGCGCGCGCTTTTTCACGAACATGACAGCAGCCACGACAATCGCCGCGACAATGAGGCCGCCGAGCACCCATACCGCCGCGGCGTCGATCGCGCCGGGATCGAGTGCAATGGTGCCGCCGGCGGCGCCGCTCGCGCCGCCCGTCGCCTTTGCCGTCGCCTTTGCCGTCTTGGCCGCCGTCTTTGCCGCCTCGGCCTCAAACCTCGCATCGGCCTGGATCCGCTTTTCGGTCGCACCCATATAAGCCAGTGCCATGGCGACGCCGCGCACCTCTATGTCCGCCACGCGCCGGCCCCAGCCTTTGCCGAACGTCTTCCAGATCTTCAAAGACTGCATGAAAGACAGGCGAGCACGGCAGATCCGCTTGACGGTCACGGAGTGGTCGCTGCTGCCAGCGGATGCCTTCAGCCATTTGATGCCGCGCGAAACGCTGGAATTGACCGAAGCGTCATACGTCGCAAGATCAACACCAGGCACTAGTGCGAAGGCTACAGCTGTCGGATTCCAGTAATCTTCGCGATAGATCGCCAGCACCTCGGCATTCGTAACCGTCCTCACGTGACGATTGGGCTTGCCCTTACGCCTCAGCCATTCGGTGAACTTGCCCTGGGTAACCCCCTTCATCGTCGCGCCGCCGGGATCGTCCTTGTGGTCGCTGTAGAGGCCCTCGTGCTTCGCCGTGATGGCATGGCAAATCTCGAAACGGTCCGACATGAAAACGGCTCCAGCCTGGTTGAGGTGGAGCCGAGTGTAGAAGCCCGTAGGCAGCGTCAAATGCGCAGGTCAGGACGGCGCGAGGATCTGCGCTGCCCTCTCAGGGCCGAAAAGAGCCGTCGCCATGCTTTCGAGCAGCGGCCAAAGCTCGTGGTCGCTTTGATAGGAGGAGGCATATTTGAAGATGTTGCGGATCCGTAGCGGCTGGGCTGCCATCGCGGTCTCGACGTCTTCAGCCTCATGATCCGTCATGCGCGACCATAAATCGACGGGATAGACGACGATCACCGGATTCGTCGCAGGTGGAGCGGCCGCCTCAAGGTCGGCGATCTCCTGCGGGGTCAGTGGGATTTCCTGACGCTCGCCAGTCTCCAGATCATACTCAACGCGGAACATCATATCAGAACTCCCACCAAATTTTCGCCGTTCCGGAGAGCGTTGCCGCACTCCCTGATGACAGGCGCACTCTAGACAGATTACCGACCAACCCAGCGGCTAGAACGCTGATGATCTGATTGCCGTTCGTGAGGTACTGCATCCCCCCTTCGACAAGCCATTCATTTCCGCTCTGCTTGGTCATCACTACGCGGCCAACGAACAAAATCGGCAAAACGCCCGCGCCTATCGTGCCAATGTACGCGGCGTTCGTCGCTATTGAGGACACACTAGACGCACCAACGGAGGAAAGAGCGCCAGCATACCCGCCGGTCGGATATCCAGATGCATCGCCAAGCTCCAAGCGAGCAGCACCGTTTGTTGTCCCCATTTTCAAATCGAGCATCACGCGCTGCACATCGGCGGGGATGCCAGTCAGTTCGATGGACGTGCCGGAAAGAGCGATCGACCCGCCATTTTTCATGCCCACTTTCCCCAAGTCGATATCGGCATCCGGCATCGTCACTGTCCGGACGGTTGCCGCCGAAATCCCGGCAAGCGAGAATGCCAGGCCCTTGGTCGGATCCGCGGCATCCCAAAGACGAAAACTGGAAAGGAAGTAGCCGTTCGCGATCTTGCGCACCGTTTTGAAGATGCCAGCAACCAGTTGGGCAACTGTAATCGACCCCAGTGCGCTCGCGCTGGTATCGTAGACGCCAAGCTTGTCCGTGTCCGCGAGGTTGGCACCACTCAGCGCCGGCGCCCCTTTGATGGCAGTACCAGTGACGTCTGTATTGCTGAGATAGGTTCTGAAGGCGGCGCCATCGCCCTTCAGGACAAGAGACGAACCATTCGGCACGATGATCGCCGCATTGGCGCCGTCGATCTCCTCGGCACCGTTCGGCACGATCGTCATGGCGCCGGCGTTGATGTTCTTGAAGATTGCGACAAATCCGGCCCCCAGCGTCGCGGCCGTGGCAAGATTGAAGGCAATTGCCGTCGCGCGATTGCCGACGATCACCTTGCCGCTGTCACCGGCATCAACATCGTTGGTGGCGGCGGTTTCCACGCGCTCCAGAAAGCCGAGCGCGCCATCATTCCGCTCGTCGTACCGCGCCATGGCAATGCCGCCCAAGGTCACGCCGTCGCCGCCGTGCCAGCGCTTGGCGGTCTCGTTCCAGACAAGCAGGCCAGCACCGACGATACGGGCCGCCAGCTCGGCCGCCGTTGCCTTCAATTGGGAAATGGGAGTTGCCACGTCAAACCTCTCCGGGATTACAGGTCAGCCAGCCGTCCCAGATCACCGGGGAACAGCGTTAGATCGTCGGCCAGGCGGCCAAGGTCATAGAAGGTGCCAGGCTCAAAGCCCGCATAGCCCGCCGTCGCCATGTCGACGAGGATCTGCGCCTGCGCCTGGGAGGCCGCCGCGGCGGATGCGGAGTTTCCGGCCGCACTGGCCGAGAGCGCCGTCGCCGCTTGTGAAGCGGACGCCGCGGCGGCTGAGGCAACGGCGAGATCGGTCGCGGCCTCGATGTCATCCGCATTCGTGCCGCCGACAAGCCGGCCGCCCTGCTTCTTCAGCAGCTCACCATCGGCGATGTCGCCAGAGACAACGAGGGCTGTTCCATCGAAGTCTACCTTCAAGGATCGCCCGATGTCGCGCGACTGCTCTTGCTGCGTCGCCGCGATCTTGCTGAATTCCTTCTCGAGCGCGTCCGGATTGATCCTGGTGCCGCCCATCACGCCCGCATCGCGCGACGCAACGCGCGCGGACGCAACGACAAAAGACGTCGTATCCTGCAGGATGGCCGAGAAGGTCACGGTAAAATAGTCGAATGGAAGGCCGCCGACCTTTTCCACCAGCGCGTCGGCAAGCGAGAAACCTTCGACATTCGGCGGGCGCATCCAGACCTGCACATCGTCGATATCGAAGATCTTGAAGTCAAACGGCCCATAGGTGGACCCGCCATTGCCGGTCAGAATACCGGTTTGGCGGATTGCGCGCGGCAACGGATACGGGTTTGTCATCGACGCCCTGCCTGGTTTCTTATCTAGGCAGGGTATTCGTCAGAGGCGGCCGTTCACTGCGTTAAGAGCGCTTTGTGGATTTAGCGGCCTCAACCTCGAGGTGCTTCGGCAGAGGCTTGCTCGAGCAACGCATATGGATTTCCCGGGCAAACAGCTTGCGCGCATCCTCCCGCTCCGCATCCGCCGCCGCAGCGATCGGAATACCAAACGGGCCAAGCAGAAGTCCTGCGCCGACGCCGATCGCCACGCGCGATCCGGTCTTGTTATCGAATTCCAGGGCCTTCAGGCGAATGTCCTTGCATTCCTTCGAATTGTATTTCGGATCGTCCTGCGGCAGAGAGGCCGCGTATTTGTCCGGCGTGGATGTGCAGCCGACCGTAAGCAGGCCGATCATGCCGGCGAGAATGACTTTTCTCATGCTTCCCCCAAGGTGTGAATGTCCCCGACCGCCACCTAAGCACGAGACAACCCTCGCTGGAAGGTGTCGGCTCACTCTGTCCCCAGCGCAGCCTCCGGCGCCGGCATCCGACGAAAGGTCACCTCACCGGGCTCCCACCAAAAACTGCCCTTGTTTTTCTGCGCGCGGAAGCTCTTGTCCGCTTCCGGATCCGTCAGCCACTGCAGCTGCTCGACGAAGGCGCGCCGGTACGCCGCCCTGGTCGCGGGGTGCGACGAGAGGATCGGCGTGTAGCGGCCGACATATTTCGAGAAGTTTCGGCCGAGCTTGAGGTCTTCGCCGCCCATGATCGTCTGGATCCCGCGCAGCGTCAGGTCCAGCGTATCGCCAATGAAGGCCGCACCTGGTCCTGGCAGGGTCTCGGCAAAGCTCTGGCCATACCGGTTCTCGGCACGGTTCACGAAGTCGGCGAAGAGGCCACCGCCGCCACCCTTCACGAAGGCCGCACCCCAAAAGCTCGCCGTCGACATATCTTCCGGATCCTTGCCGCCCAGGACGTTGAGAACCTGAGTGTAGAAGGCCGCGCCGATCGTTAGCGGCGCCGCCATCGACGCGAAGAACCAGGCGCCGCGGGCAACCCGTCCGCTGCGGGATTTTGACAGCATCGAATAGACGTACATCGCCTCGAGCTGGCGCGCGGTGAAGCTCATGCCGAACGACAAAAACTGCGATCCGAACTCTGCCAGCTCGCCCAGGATCGTGCCGCGCGGCGTGCCGCCCGTCAGCACGCTCTTGATGCGCGGGTCCCCGGAAGGCACCGAACGTTCCGACCATTGATGGATCAGCTCGGCATACTTCTCGGCAAGCCGGCGATCGCCCGTTTCCTCGAAGACACCGCCGGGATCCAGAAAACCCATGTCGTCGATGCCGGCGCGCATCTTCTGCCAGTCGTCGGGCGTGAAGCCAAAACCGGCCATCGCCTTCTGCAGGAGCGGATCGAGATCTGCCCAGTCCGCGTTTCGCTCGGCATAGCCGCCGAGCGTCTCGTGCCAGGCTGTTGCCTCGAGGCGCTTGCGGGCGTCGGTGAGTGGGATGAGCGCATTCCACGTCAGCGCCCGATCGGTGAGATAGCGGCTCCATTCGTGGCCGAACATCTGGTCGACGAACCGGGCCTGTTCGTTCATGGTGTGCAGGTAATCGTCCCACATGAACGCCCGCCGCGCCATCGCCCGCCGATCGGTATCGCGCGCGAAACGCTTGAGAATGCCCCCCAGGCTCCGCGCCACCGGCAGGCCCGCAAGCCGCCGCGAGGCAGCCGCAACGAACGGATCGGTCGCCGCCGCCAGGATGCCGGTCGATCCAAGCATGGCAGACGTCGCGAGGTTACGGATATCGCCGGAGATCTTCGCCGGTGCATCGAGCACGGTTTCCCGGCCTCTCAGCGCCCGCCAGAGGCCGTCGATGCGGTATCCGGCCCACTTGGTCGCCGACAGTCCTGGCGGCTTTCCTGCGGCTTCTATGGCGCCCGCCTGCTGCCGGCCGATGTTCACCTGCACTGCCTGCTTGATCCATTCGACAGCCGCATCCGGGTTCGGCCCGAAACGTTCCATGGCGGCGATGTCCCGTGCCATGGAATTGATGTGGTTGAAGATCGAGCCGATCGGGTCACCGTTGCCGAACTTCTCGTTATAGGTCAGCCAGCTTTCGGCGTCGCGGAAGGTGAGGAAGCGGCTTTCCTGGCGGCGGTTCGCAAGCTTGCCCTGCCCGGGACGCATGGCTGCCGGCTGCCGGTGCGCCCAGTCCTGAGAAACGATCGTCTCGAACACATAGTCGAGCGAAGCATCCAGCCCGTCCGCGCCGACCTTCGCGCCGGTGTTCGGGTTGATCATCCGCTCGGGATCCAGCAGCGGCCGAATGAACGCCTTCCACTTTTCCCGCGCTTCCGCCGGCGTGCGGCCGAGTTTCATAATGGCCCGGCGGTTGTGGCTGTGGGTGATGCCCCAGTTCTCGAGCTTGCGGATGTTGCCGCCGGCCGCGTTGAAGCGCTGGCGCAGATCCTCGAGCACGCCGGAGATCGCGCCCGCCAGCGCCTTTGCTGTCGGGTTGCTCACCTCCTCGCCGTG